AATTGCCCCTGAAATGGGGCTTTTTTACGCATAATCTAAAAGCGGTCTAGAATTACGTGATAGTAATATACTATTATAATTTACGTTATTTTCTTATAATATTACATACCATTAAATACAAAGGTATATAGAGATAAGATAGGAAATGGTGACTTTTAGTGTATATAGAATTATTCTCAATAATAGAATATAATAGGAAATATAGGAGAAAATACCATGCTGAAACTTAGTGAAAATACATTGAGCAAAATCGCCAAAGACGACACCGAAATCGACTACCTGAAAAGTCGTGCTTTCGACATTAAACGCCACCTGAAAAAAACGCAGAAACGGACAGGTATGACGCGCGGTGAAATTAGTGCAGTGATCGCTATCAAAATGGGGCAATGGAAATCCAGTGAAAAATATATTGACCACCTGACATCCATCGCAAGGTTTAAGCGAAAAGGGGATATTCATGTGGTGCAGCATGAGAACATCGTGAAATACTTAAATAGTTTGTGATATAATTTTATTGTGGCTAGGGCATGCAACCCGAAAGGCATTTAACCTGAATGCTTGCCACAATTTCACACAGGTTATTCAATGAGGATTGAAGAATGGATTTATTTACTGGCGTATCTTTTAATGACCTAAAGGGATTAGGGAGAACAAGAGAGTACCACGTGTGGGGCAACATGATGGCTCGATGCTACACCACGAGGATTCAAGAAAAACAGCCAACATACAAAGGTTGTACGGTGTCAGATGAGTTTTTAATATTTTCAGGATTTTACAACTGGTATCAGAAACAATATGGCGCAGATCTCAATTTTGAAATTGATAAAGACTTATTGTTTAAAGGCAACAAGCAATACCACCCCGATAAATGTGTTTTACTCCCAAAAGAAATCAACTCATCTTTAATAACAAGAAAGAAGATGCGCGGCAACTTGCCAATTGGTGTTAGCTTGAGCCAATCAGGATCCTTTATAGCCATGATGAATATCGGTGGTGCAACGAAGTATTTGGGCACCTTCAAAACCCCAGAACAAGCCTTTCAAGCATACAAGCATGCCAAAGAAAACCACATCAAACTATTAGCCGAAAAATACCGCGGCCAAATAGACCCACGCGCTTATGAAGCACTTTTAAATTACAAAGTTGAAATAACTGATTAATAATATATTGACATAGATCACAAGGATGTGTATCTTTTAATCAATCTTTAGGAGAAATGAAATGAAAGCAATCTTATTAATCATGTCAGTATTGGCAATCTTATTTGTGAATGTCATCTTTGGTGTGTTGATGTTTATTCTAGTTGCGTTATTTGTGAAGGATTGAGAGATGATTAAAGCAGAAGTTATTTTCGATGGTGAGGATATTATTTTTGGTGAATATAGGATATTAGTTCAAGCGGCAAATTCTTATAGATGCAGTTACGATGTTATAAAAAACAAACCAATCACCAACAAAACAAAATACCATTCATTCCAAAACCTAGAAGAAGCAATCAAATATTGCGTGGAGCATTCAAAATGAACCTACTTAACAACATCGTCATCCCGGCATTAATCGGCCTTGCAATTGCAGGTATTTGGATAGCGGGGCTTTGATATGACCATCCTAGCAATCATAATAGCTCTAATTTGCGCTGTAATCGCTGTAGAGCTACGTTACAAGGTTAAGCGCACCAACTATGTAGCAAGAAAAGAAATCGACCAAATACGAGCATTCAGGAGTAAATGGAAATGAACCAACTAAAAACCAAAATCGAAGAAGTAAAAGCCAAACTCGGATTAACGCAGATGCAACTGTCTGAGCGTATCGGAAAGAATCCGTATTATTTGGATACCGTGAAGCATCGCGGCGTTACAACTGAGCGTCAGAAAGAGTTAATCCGTGAACTTGACTTGGTGGCCAACGGCGGAACAGTGATGACTGAGCGTGAACTTATTGCAAGCCTGAGCGAACGGCTTACTTCGGCACAATCCGCAAACAGAGAACTTTGCCTTAAACTACAGCTTGCCGAAAAAAACCATAGACAACTCGAAGGAATGTACGATTCCAATTGGGATAAGTTGCAAGAAACAAATAAACTCGTTGCATCCCTGCAAGAATACAAACGCCAATATCGCGCACTAGTGGCAACTGTGCTTGTTATTGGTATCATTGCTGTTTTAGGCTTTGCGATTTGGAGTGCAATGTAATGAGCATCGAAAGAGATAAGGATTTTGAGCAGTTAGAAGACATTGCCGCAATGATGGCTGAAAATCCAGGTATCGAATTTGAAAATGGAAAATATGTCTACTATGGCTTAGACCCTAGAACAGCATTTGCAGTGGTTTATATCGGTGGCGCATGGTCGGCATGGCAAGCCAAAGCGAACGCAGTGCCGGAAGGGTTTGTTTTAATTCCCAAAAAACTACCAGATGAACTAAATGATCAATTATGGGATTTTATGACAGACAATTTTGTTTGCGTAAATGATTATGGTGACTCATTCATGGCCTGCGATGATTTTGACCTTGACAAGTTTTATGCTGAATTAGTCGAAGCACAGGAGTCAAAATGACCACTGAACAAAACATGCTTGATGCTCTAATCCAGCATCAGGTTTACAGTTACAGGGCATCAACTGCGGTGGTGAATGAGCTGAATGGCTTGTTCACCAAAGCGATGAATCAGACCGCTACAAAGCTGCGCGAACTTCTGGATGAACTGACCGATGCGGAACGTGATGCGCTACTGTCCGGCCGATATACAACCGACACGCTCAAAGAAATTAAATCCACGTTTGACGAGCTTTATACTGCCGTTGCGATTACCGTGCCTGAAGCATTCACAGTATCGGCTATTGCACTTGCGACCTATGAAGCTGCCTATATCTCCAAACTTTACGGCGAAGAAATTGAACTCAATGGCAGTAAGGTCATTGCAGGCATCAAGAAAAAGCCAGTCATGGGCGGTATGCTGTTTGATGACGTTTGGAAAAATTTAGCAGAATCGACGCGCAATAAAGCATTGTATGCAGTGCGTCAAGGTATCGAGCAAGGCAACACGACAGCGCAGATTGTGGCAGAGCTACGTGGCAAGCGCACACGGATGCCAAATGGGTCTTATGAGTACGTTGGCGGCATTGTGGATGAAGTGCGCAGAAATGGCATTGAGTCGAATGTGAGGACGCTTAGGGCGGGCATAGCGAATGAAACAATGCAGCAGACTTTTACAACGCTTGGTTATAAATATGTTAAGTTTTTCAATGTTTTAGATGGTAGAACGTCCAAGAAGTGTGCTTTTTATTCCAATAAAGTCTACAGCATTGATGAGCCGCATCCTGTACCACCATTACACCCAAATTGCAGATCATTGCTGATTGGTGTTTCTGATAAGGAAGGAAAACTAGAGGGCAAACGTCCTTTTGTTGCATCGGATAAACCAGTATCCAAAATTCCCAAAGATCAACGCAGCGATGTTATTGGTCAGGTGGATGCTAATGTGGGATTTAAATCTTGGTTCAGCAAACAGGATGCTGATTTTCAAAAGAGCTGGCTGGGCAGTTCGCGCTATGCTTTATTCAAGAAAGGTGGGTATGATTTAGATCGTTTCGTTGATCCACTTGGTAACGAATTGACGCTTGCCGAGTTGAAAGAGTTGGATTCAGGTACGTTTAGGAAATTAGGATTATGATCAAACTCATATTACAAACAAACGCAAAGCACATAGAGAAATCAGTTAAGGCAGCAACTGATCATTTTATCGAAATGGAATCGAAGTCACTCGCGGAAGTTGATATTGAGGGATTCTTAAAAGATTATGTTTCTGCGTTATTTATTTTTGACAGCAGGTGTTTTAGTCTTAGAGAGGAGCAGAAACCATGACCCCAGAAGAAATCCGCAAGAACGCGCCAGACGGTGCAACGCATTATAAGGATTATAATGGATTTATCTCATACTACAAGTTCGGACACAGGCATAGTTTCTTTTGGAACATAGATTACTGGTCAGCAACATACATAAATATACTTTTATTCGCCGAGCCACTTTAACCAGTGGCTTTTTTCTATTTGTTCTATCAATAAAACTGATATAATATAAACGTAATCGCGTTGGGCGCGTTTAAATTAAAGCAGGGCTTTATATGTTACAGTACAAATTAGAAACACTCGAAGGACTCAGCGCAGAACTGGCCGAGTTATACGAAGAAAAAGACGGCGCTTACTTTCTTAAAGTTTCAGGCGCAGTGCCGGAAGAAGAACTCACTGGGTTAAAAAAATCCAGAGATGAACTCCTTTCTGAAAAGAAAGAGCAGCAGCGCAAGGCGGAAGAAGCCGAGCAAGAGCGTTTACGAGTTGAGCGCGAAGCACAGGAAGAACTGGCGCGTAAAAATGGCGATTGGCAGGCTCTAGAATTAAGCTATCAAGAGAAATTACAAGCGCGTGAAGCTGAACTTTTGGCACAGCAAGAAGCATTAACAAAGCAAGTGTACGGCTTAACAGTAGGACAGCAGGCAAGTAAAATTGCAGGCGAACTATTCAAGCCACATGCACAGGCATTAGTGACACAGTTTATTGAAAGCCGTTTAACGCTCGATAATGGTGTTGTACGTGTACTTGACTCGCAGGGCAAGCCAAGCGCAATGACTTTTGAAGAACTGAAAAACGAATTAAAATTAAATCCAATGTTCCAAGACATTGTGATTGTAAACACGAACTCAGGTGGCGGTGCTGCGGGTTCAGGTTTTGGCGGTGGGGCTGCTAAAAAACCAAGCGAATACACAGAGCAGGAGCGCAAGGAGCTTAGATTAAGCAATCCAGCCCTGTTTGATCAATTATTTAAATCAAAGTAAGAGGTTTTTATGGCTTCAATCCGCGAAGTTTTTGACCGCGAGGTCGCGCTAACTTATGTTTCACAGCAGCCAGAGCGCATCACTCCTTTTTGGGATTCAGGCGCTTTTGTTAGTGACAACCGTATTTCACGCCTAGTTGGTTCAGGCTCACCAAATTTCACCGTTCCATATTTAAATCCGATTGACTCAGATTTAGAGCCAAACTATGGAAACACCATTTTAACCGACATCGCAATGCCGCGCGGTATTGATGGTGACGCGATGAATGGCCGCATGGCTTCAATGAATGAAGGCTTTCTTGAGTCGCGTTTAGAGAAGTATTTAACAGGTGTTTCGCCGCTTGCTGAAATTGGCCGATATGTAAACACCATCAAAGCGAACTGGGTAGAAAACCGCACAGTGGCAACTTTGATTGGTCTGCGTAACTACGATCAAGCAAACGGCGATCTATTCACTACCGAAGTTGCTACAACATTCGACTTTAATGCTTTTGCAGAAGCCGAAGCGCAAATGATGGATCAGTATGAAGGTCAGGGCGCAATTGTTGTCCATCCGAACGTGTACCTGTTAATGCGTAAGCAAAATATGCTTGACATCACTCCGCCTTCTGACGTTCCTCAGATTGCAACCTATAACGGTCGCCGAGTAATCAAGTCGAAGAAAGGCACACAGGTTGGCACTCAGTATGTTTCGTATCTATTGAACAACGGCGCGTTTATTGCTGAATCAAGCCCATCTCATGATGACATGGAACTTGAACGCACAGCATCAACAGGTAACGGTGCAGGTCATACCACACTATGGGTACGTCAAGATACACTGATCCACCCTCAAGGCTTTAGCTTTGTTGCTGACCCTGCGACATTAACAGGCGGCACAAAGAATGAAGCACTGTTCGCCTCATGGTCTGACTTAACGACTGCTACAAACTGGGATTTAGTGACTGATGCTGAAAAGCTACCATTCCACATCCTTGTAACTAACATGGCTTAATGGGAGTAAGGACAAATGACTTTACCTAAAGATACAGTTAAACCGGCGTATAACTACACGTATCCATCAGAGCGTCAATACTACGACGAAACAGGCTCAACATTGGCTGCTGGCGTAGTTGCAGACCCTGCGAAATCAGGCGCGGACTATGGTATCACTGACCCGCAAGTGACCGAG